GTTCCCCTGGATGGCCAATGGATGGTGGATGCGCGGCCGCTGAACGCTGCATTTGTCGTGCCCGGCGTCACAAAGTATCTCGCGTCACAATGCGCGCCGGAGACATTTGCAGCGGCCGGCAAAGACGTTGTCCTGTGGCATGAGGCGACCTGTGACGAGTTTATCGACAAGAGGCCGGTAACTCTCATAGGGGGCGGCACCACGATCGGCATAAAGGCCATGTGCGGCGCCTATGCCCTTGGCTTCAAGACCATTCACTTGTTCGGGATGGACTCATCCGTAACTGATACCCACCACGCCTATTCACAGCCTGAAAACGATGCGGATCCCATTGTTGACATAAATGTGGAAGGGCGAAGCTTCAGGGCTGCCCCATGGATGGTGCGGCAGGTTGAGGATTTCATGGGGCTGGCGGACGAGCTGGCGCGCATGGACTGCGAGATCCACGTTCACTGCGGCGGCATGCTAGGCCACGTTGCTCAGTGCATGGCACGTGACAGGAGCAAGCCGGTAGAGATCGAGGGCAATCTTGTCCGCTTCGACGGATTGTGGCGCCCGGCTGCCGATCGTGTCTCTGTCCCGGCCGTTCTGGGAGAGGTTCACAAGGTTCACCGGATCGTGAGCGTCCTGCCGGCAAACAAGCGGCGGACTGTGGTCCAGGCTGGTGGTCATGTCGGGATTTTCGCCAATGAGATGGCCGTCAAGTTCAAGTCCGTTCTGACCTTTGAGCCTGATGCTGACAATTTCAAATGCCTGATGAGGAACGTCACACATGAAAACGTGTGCGCGCACAACATGGCTCTTGGTCAAGAAGCTGGCTCGATTGCCCTTGCGGAGCGTGATGACAACAACTGCGGTTCTATTGGTCTTGACCCAGATGGGGTTCCAACGGTTCCTGTTGTGGCTCTCGATGAGTTAGAGCCGGAGAATGTTGACCTGATCTATCTCGACATTGAGGGGATGGAAGGACCGGCGCTTTGGGGCGCTTCCAAGACCATCCGCCGGGATCTCCCCCTTATTGTCTGCGAGAACAAGGGCCTTGAGCATCTCACAAAAACAGAGGGTTTGCTTGAGGCGTTCATGATCCAGCATGGATACCGCAAGGTTGCGCGCCTGATGCGCGATGATGTGTTCGCACCTCTTGAGCGGGCGGACGAGTTGGAACTCCGTTTCCTGAACTAATCAAAAATCCTGACCACTCCGCCAATTCCGGCGGAAGTCATCTGAAGAAGGAGAAATCCATGTCCCTTGAGGGTCTGGAAATGCACGACCGCGTGGCCTTGCAGCAGCGGTTGCCCAAGAAAGAGAACATGCAGCACGTCACGCCGCGGTTCTACGAGGAAATGGTGAAGACCGATCAGGTTGACCAGAATGGTCTTCCCGTGTTTCGCACCATCGAATACGTGGAAATCATGATTGCGGGCGATCGGGGCAATGCGCCCGTGAAGCGCGTGACTGACGCGATCAAGCAGCAATACGCAGACGCCTATGCCCGGTGGAAGGCCACCAAGGTGAACCCCGACATGATAGGCGATGGCGTGCCTCTTACGCTCTGGCCTGTTATCCCGCGGGAGATGGCAAAGGCGCTGGAGTACATCAACGTATTCACAGTTCAGCAGCTTGCAAGCCTGTCCGATGAGGCCATCAGCAAGCCTGGGGCGATTGGCCTTCGCGACATGCGGGAGAAGGCGAGGGCATTCATCGAGAGCGCCAAGAGCGCGGCCCCAATCGCAAAGCTTGAGATCGAGAACAAGGATCTGCGCAACCGCATTTCCATGCTGGAGGGCCAGCTTCAACAACTCATCGCCGGCCCGAAGGACAAGGGCGATGCAAAGACTTTCAAGAAGGAGTAACCCATGACTCGCATTCGCTCACTCATGTCTGCCGGCACGCCGGCTCTTACGGCGCAGGCTACTGTTGGCCTCACGCAGTCCACCACCATTGCTGGTTCTTCCGCGACGGACGCGCGCCAGGTCACGCAGAGCAATACCCTGTTCACGGGTGGCACGGGTGGCGCAATCCTGCCCGCTTCGGACTCAGGCGACTCGTTCCGGCTGATCAACACAAGCGGAGCGACGGCAACGATCTATCCGCCTACGGGTGCCACCATCAACGGAACCACCTCGGTTTCGATGAGCAACAACACGTCAGCGACTGTTGTCTTCATCAGCCCGACGGTCTGTCACAGCATCCCGCGCACGCCATCGTAGAGGGGTATTTCCCATGGACATGAAGCCATCCGCCGTGGCAGCGGGAAGGGTAGGCCAGTACAGGCCAAAGGGAATGAAGCCGTATCCGTTGCAGGGCCGGGGCACATTGCAGGACTTGCCCCGTTCGGTTGTCAGGCCCATCCCGCCGGCCTATCGGGACGGGTTGGGCAAGCCCATCCGCCCCGGACAGCGCGACACGGTCCGCGATGACCTGATGAAGGCCATCAGCAAATCAAAGCAGACCGGCGTGAATGCAATGCGGGGGCGTGGCTATTAATGTCACTGCTGACCATCGTCAACCGCGCGCAGGCCATGCTGAACCTGCCTGTAACATCGACGGTCTACAGCAACACGGGCGAGACGCAGAGACAGCTTCTCGCCTTGTGCAACATGGCCGGCGATGTGTTGATGCGGGAGCATGACTGGCAGGCCTTGGTGACGGAGCAATCCTTCACCACGGTTGCAACCGAGCAGCAGACGGGTCACACGATACCCTCTGATCTTGACCGGGTCATATCCGAGACACTGTGGAACAGGTCCACGACTGATCCCGTTTTCGGCCCCCTGACGGCGCAGAGCTGGCAGGCGCAGAAGGCGGATGTGGTTTCAACGGTATGGTCACAATACAGGATCAGGGGCAATTCCTTCTGGTTCCTGCCGGCGCCTGCGGCCGGGCAGAGTATCTACTATGAATACGTAAGCAATAAATGGTGCCAGTCTGCGGGCGGCACGGCACAGAGCGCTTGGGCGGCTGACTCTGACACGGGAAGGCTTTCCGAGCATCTTCTGACCCTCGCGCTGGCCTGGCGCTGGATGGAAGCCAAGGGTCTGGACTACTCGCAGCGTTATGAAGAGTACGAGCGCGAGAAGGGCAAGATCATCGCGCGCGATGGGACACGCAAGAAGCTCAATGTGACGGGCCCCACCCTTCAGGGGCTTGGACGTGGGCGCATACCGGAAGGATCGTGGAACTGATGCAAGGGAACTCCATTCGCTCAGACATTGAGAGGGCGGCAGCGACAGTTGACGCTTCCGGCCAACGCTCGGTGCCAATGCCCCGTCAAAAGCCTCGTGAAGAGGATAGCTACAACCCAAACTGGACGGACCAACAGGCAATGCAGCATGCAAGGACATTGTATGAGCGGGGTCGTCGCGCTGGAGAGACCGGGGAAGGCGAGACAGAGGTTGTTGATTTCATCCGCAAGTGGGGTGACACACCTTATGGGTCGCACATGACGCGCGGGTATCAAGAGGGAAAGAGCCGTAGGCCACGAACAACGCCAAGGCCCTCCATGCCAGGGATCCGCCGTCCTTACGATGACATCCCGCGCTAGGAAGACAGTCCATGCCCTGGAAGCCAACAGACCGGAGCCGCACAGATCAGGTAAGGCAGTTCTATGCCCAGCGTCCTGATCTGCAGCAGATGTTTTCGGATCCGGCCGCACGCGAGGATCTGGCGCGACGGATGCGTGAGGCAGGGTTTGAAATTACGTCTGATGAGTTGACGGATCCAGAAATCCTTGCGGAGCTTGGCTCCGTGGATGATCGTGAACTTGAGCAACTGTTTCCATTCACGCAGGACAGCATTGCCGATCGGCGGAGGTCATACTACCGACAAAATCCGGATCAGGATCCGCAATCGACGACCTCGAGGGTCATGGAGTTTTTCGGGCTTGATGAGCCTTATTATGATGACTCCCGCTCTTACGATTACGCTCAGAAGAAATTCCAGAACAACGGCAATCCGGACATGAGCTGGTTTCTGCAGCCAACAGAGGCGCAGGAGCAGGTTATGACGGGATCCATGCCGAGCGTGTATGGCGCAGAAGATGATCGCAGTGGTTTGGAGATGGCCCAAGGGGCAATCCTCGGGGCCTTGAATTGGCCGCTTTTTGGAGCAGAGGAAGAGGTTGTCGCCGGGGTGGATGCCTTGGGCGAGGGAAAGTCCTATGACAAGGCTCTGGACGAGTC